TCTTCCATCTTTGATAGTAATATCAGCAAAAGAAGTTAAACAAATTTTACATTTATTATCTTGTTCTTCTAGCATATTATCATATTCTGCAGATGATATACCATGTTTATTAAATCTCCTAAATACTTTTACAGTTTCTTTATTATTTTGATACCACTCGCTACAACTAATATTATTTTTTTCTTTATTGTTTGCATAATATTTTTTATTATATTCTTTTTGACGAGCAAATACTTGTTCTTTTTTATTATAAGCAGCTATCTGTTCTTTATTGTTTTCATAATATTCTTTTCTATAAGCTAACCATCGTTCTCTATTCTTTTCATAATATTCTTTGTTACGAGCAGCTATCTGTTCTTTATTTTTTTCATAATATTCTTTCGCTTTACTTGCTATCTGTTCTTTATTCTTTTCATAATATTTTTTAGCATAAGCAGCTCTCTGTTCTTTATTCTTTTTATTATATTCTTTTCTATAAGCAGCTATTTGTTCTTTACTCTGTGGCATTTTCTTTTAACCCTCTAAGAATAGTAACACATTAGAAAGCCTAATGTTAAAATAAACATAGTGTAAAAAAATAAATAGTAATTATTATTATTAAACATTTTATTCTACAACTCTTTCATAGTTATACCAACCCTCACTTGATTTTTCAAGATTAAAGACTCGTTCTATCGTATATAGAAAATGATCAAGACTATGCATCTCACTAACCATAATATCTCCACATTCAAAAAGACTATTAAGTCCACATCTAGTTTCACGATGATGCTTTATTAAATCATTCAAATCTCTTTCGGTTACTTTAATTGTTATTGTTTTTTCTTTTTTATTAGCCATTTTTAGCTCCTTTATTATTATTATTTAAAACTTCCATTAATCTATTTTCGTACCATTTAGCTTTTTCTAAATCTTGTATTCCGTTCTTGTATCTAAATCTCCAACGATATTTCAAAGAGTTTCCTCTTAAATATCCTACGTATTCTTCGTGTGTCAACATAGCTTCAATAGCATCTATACATTCGATGTTACCTTTGTTGTAGTGTGGCGGATTGTTAACTAAATCTTTCGTTTGTTTTTCCTCCTCTAAAATATATTTCATTTCTTCCTCATTATAGTAAATCATTTTTGCCATCTTTATTTTTCTTGTGTTGCTTCTTCATAAGGTAAAAAGCCATCTCTTTCTGCTTGTATTGCTTCTTCATAAGTTAAAAAGCCATGTCTTTCTGGCTTAATGCCATCTTCGTATTGCATATTATCAATACGTGCCATATCTCTTAGGTCTGCTGTTGACAGAGCATCAGCGCATTTGTTTAATAAGAATGTTATTATCAAATCTTTTATCTCGTAACTATGGGAATAGTTCTTTGCTACATAATCAATACAATCATCTAAAAGATCATCTCGATCTGGCAGTTTCCATACCTCAGTTACTCTATCAACTATGCGTTGTCTTCTGTCTTCTGTTCCTCTATTACTCATAACATTTTCCTCTTTTGTTTATCTCCATTCTTTAGGTAAACTATCTTTATCAAACCACCTGAATTTATTCTTCTCTGCCCACTCTGCGTGGCTTCTCTTTGTTCCGTCTTTTCGTTTCTTTGCTTGTGGCATAGGTGCATATGGATCAGAGAATAAAAATACTAATTCATAATCTTTCGGTAAGTATTCTCTAACCCATTTATATTTACTGTATTCTTGATAATCCCAAAACCTGCCCTTTGCTTCAAGATATATCATCTTACCATCAATAGATCTTATGAAATCAGGATGGTATGTGTGTGGAACAGAATACTCTACTGAGCCTTTGTGGTGTTCCCAGTTTTTAAGAATGCTTTGGTGTAAACTATGTTCCCACTTGGAGTCGTATCCTTTGGGTAAGTCTTTTTCTTTTGGTCTTTTAACTCTCGGCTTGCGCATTAGTGTATTACTTCTCCTTCTGGTATACCTTTGTTTTCTCTAACAATTAACTCTGCTTTTATTAAATCTTCTAGTCTGTGTAATAGTAAGCTATCTATTTCTTCCATGTCTGCGCCAGCAAACAATGTTCCACCAATAGAAATAAGCAGTTCATCTAATTCTACTTCACTAATAGGTATCTCTTTTTCTAAAGCATCTCTATTCATAATAATTCATTAGTTCTTTTAGGGTTATATTAAAATTTCTTTTAACTTGTTTTTCTATCCATTTATTGGACATAAAAGAAAGCCTAAGTGTTCTGTTCTGCATAAAATGTGTTTGATCAGGCATTGCTTCTTTTAAAGTATCCAAAGTTACTTGTTCTCCTTCAGGAAGAAGACTATTAATCCATTCTACTTGTAGTTTTCTTGCTCTTTTTCTAATCTGTTTTGATCTTTTTCCACTCATTTGTAATCTCTTCTACTCTAGGTTGCACAACTACTTCTGTAAAATAAGTAAGTCCTCTAGCATATTTAAAGACACGCAAACCTTTGCCTTCGTTTGCATCTTTATGACATTCAAATTTATGACGACAGTATTTACAGTTACTAGGAAGCTTAAAGTTTCCACTAGTGCCTTCGGGTTCGGGTTGATAACAAAGGTCTGGAGGAGAAGACTTTTTAATTAAAGCCTTTGTATTTTTAATTTTAAGTTTAATATTAGGTTTGTCAAGATCTTCTGGTATAAACAAACATAATTCTCCTGTTTCTTTGTTGATAGCTAAGAAGCCTCCGTTGTCTGTTTTCATTCCAGCTTCATATCCTGCTAATTGTGCCAAGTATCCAAATGGATCTTTTTCAGGAAGTGTTCCATTTTTAAATTTATAAAAAGAAAAACCTGAAGTTGATTTAACATCAATAACTTCACCGTCAATAACACAATCCATGTGTCCTGAAATTCCTAAAACTTTTACATCTTTTTGTTCGTTTGTTACTTTGTGTCCTGAAAGTTTTACAAAAAATAAAACTAACTGCTCAAGAAGATGACCATATAAGAACTTTATTAATATAGGTGCGCTAAAAGAAACATCTTTGTTTTTGGTATTCATTTCATACCATAGTTGTCTAGAGGGTTTTCCGATGTTTGACATTCGTAAAGTTGGCTTATCGCTTCCTTGATAGAATGCCCATTCTTTTAGCGCGTTTTTCATTGCTTCGCCAAAGTCTTCTATTTGTTCGTCTGTTATATTTATATTTTCTCTTCTGCCTAAAGGTTCGATGGTCTTATAAATATCTGCTACTAATGTTTTTAATTTTTTCATAATGTTATTGATAGTCTTTCTATAACTTCTTGTACAGTATTTCTGTCTGTTTTAAACCATTCTCCGTTATGTTCTTTGACAATTTTCTTAAGTTTGTTCATAGTTTTTGTTTCTGCTTTTCTTCTGTTGTTAAATTTTCTTGCATATAGTAGGCAATAATCTCTAAGAGGACTGCTTGTTTGTAAACTTTTACACCTGTCTTCTGCATCTATAGCCATTCCAACTTTAATCCATTCTTTCCATGCAGGATTAGAAAGAACATAAACATAGCCACTTTTAGTTTTAGTATATCCTTTTAAAGAAGCAAAAGCTGCATCTTCAAAAGTTTTAAAACGACCTGGCTTGTGTAAAGGATGTTCTTGTGGTACATATTTTCCATTTACATACATTCTATTTGTGTTTCTTTTAACCATATGTGGTAATTTCATATATTCTTTACGACAATCAGAACAACTATACCATCCGATTTTTTTTACACTTTTTAACCAGTTATCATCGTTTAATTTTACTCCACATTTAGTGCATTTTTTATTAGTGTGTTTCATTCCATGTGTTCCCTATCTTGTATTCGGCATCTAACGGACACCGAAGATTATAATATTTTCCTGCTTCTTTGATTGCTTCTATACCAAGCTTACCAAAATATTCAGCGTGTGCTTCGTGGACTTCTACTTGCCATTCATCGTGTATGTTAGCAACAAACTTAAAGTCTAGATTTCTTTTATTAGCTTCCTTGTTTAGTATAATTAACGCTCTCTTCATGGCTATAGCACCACCGCTTTGTAGTAGAAAATTTAAAGCAGCATAGTCGTTTCTTATAAATATTTTTCGACCATCTAAACCTTTTAAGTGTCCTCGTTTTGCTGTTCTTTTAGCTTTGTTTTGAAGAGCCTTAAGTGATGGTTGATTATTGAGGAAACGTCTTCTAAGGCTAGAACCAACTCTGTTGTTTCCTCCAACCACCTTTCCAATTTTCTCATCTCCTGCTCCGTAGATAAGGGCATAGATGAAAGTCTTAGCTGTATCTCTTGATTTAAGCCCTGCAAGTTTTTGATTGAATGTATGTATGTCTCCTTCCAAGATTTCATGTATATACCTCTCGTCTTTCATGTAGTGTGCAAGCATTCTTAATTCTAATCCACTTGCATCAATACCTATTAATTTATATCCTTCATCAACAGTCCAGCATTCTCTGCATTCTTTTCCATATTCACTAGCAACACTAGGAACTTGAGCCATGTTTGGCTTTCGATGAGACATTCTTCCTGTAATTGTTCCGTTGGGAATTACAAACCCATGAACCCTATTATCTTTTTCAACAGCTTCTATCCATGAATCTATTTGCGCTATTCTTTTTTGAAGTAATAAAAACTCTGCAATTAATTTTGCTTCTGGAATATGTTTTATCTTTGCTAAAGATAGTTCATTTATAATAGGCTGTCCTGTTGGTGTAAATTTATTAGGTTTCCAACCAAAGTCCTGTAAATATTCTCCTATTTGTTTACGAGAACCAAGGTTAAATTCTCTTAGTTTCTTTCGCATAAATGGTTTTGGTTTTGGATTTTTAAAATCCTCTTCTTGTATTCCATTTACACTACGCAAAAGAGTTAATTCAGTTAATATTTTATTATATTCTTCGGCTGTTAATCCTCGTTTGGATAGGGTTCCGTCTTTCTTTAAGTCAGGTGATACAAGTTTATCATCTACCCACTTAGGTTTAAATGTATTGTGAACTTCTTTTTTAACTTCAAACATTCTTTCTTTTAAAGATGAAACAAGCAGAGTAGCTTTCTTTAAATTAAAAAGGAATCCATTTCTTTCTTGCTGTCTTAAAATAATAGAAGTTTCATGTTCTAATTCTATTGATTCTTTAGAAAAATCTTTTCCTTCTTTTAAAAGATAACTGTAAACTCTTGAATTTAATACAACATCTTGTTTACAATACTTTAACATTTCTTCTGTAAAACGATCCCAAGATTCAGGCTGATCTGCTTTAGGAAAATTAACTATGCTTCCCCAGTTTTTTAAACCATGTCCGCCTTCTCGCACAGGATTAAATAGTCTTGACATTATAAGAGTATCTTCTATCTTTTTATTTTCAAATAAATCTACTCCGTATAATCTTTTGATTACTGGAATATCAAAGCCTGTAATGTTGTGTCCTATTAATACCTCTGCATTATTTAAAAACTCAATTCCTTTTTCAATATCTTTAGGTCTAAAAGAAATTGGAGCTTCTCCTTGTGGTTTTGCTACTATACACCAAATATTATTAGGATTTAATCCGTCTGTTTCGATGTCAAATAATATTTTATTCATATCTATTCTCTTAAAAATCAGGCATATTATCAAAAGTTTCTTCATCTGTTTCTTCTGACATTCTACCAGTTTTAGGGTTGTATATTAAATTACAAGCTAGTCCTGTGTCTCCTGTATATCTAGATTTTAAAACACGAACTCTTGTGGTGTTTGCTTCTTCAGGATCATCAGCCTGTTGATTTCTTTCGAGTGCTATAACGCTGTCACTTAGTTGGCTTATTCCTTGGGAGCCTTTAAGATGAGACAACGACACAACAATTCCTTGTTCATGTCCTCTTTCACCTGCTGCTCTTCTTAGATGTGATACTAAGAACATACCTACTCCTGTTTCTTCTACAAGACTACGCAGACGATTCATTAATTGATCTATGCCTCTCCTTTCATCTGATTCAGTAATACAATTAACAAGCATATGTAAGTGATCTATAATAACCCACTCACATTCACATCCTATAATCATATATCTTAATTTAGAAAAGATTTCATCAATGGCAGTAGCTCCTAAATGAGAGTGTATAAAGACTCTTCCTTTCGAAATTACTTTATCAAATAACTCACTTAATTCTTCATCAGTATATTTTTCTCGTTTTTCGGATAAATATAAGCGATCATTTGCTTCAATCGAAATTATTCCATCTGCTGTCTTTAACCAGTTTTCTTCTAAAGCTATTATTCCTATGTTTTCTTTTGTATTTTTAATAAGATAATGACTTAGTTCTCTAGTGAAAGAACTTTTACCAAGACCAGTTCCACCTGTAAGTGTAACCAATTCTCCTTTGCGCATACCATATAACTTTTTATTTAATCCTTCCCATGGATATGCTAGGCTTTCTTTAACTTCTCGGTGTAGCCATTTTTCTTTTTCGCTTGATAATTCTAATATGCCTGATGGTGTATATGTTTTTGCTTCCCACCAAGCCTTTGTAAATTCGGTGTATTTACCATGCTGTAACATTGCATTAGGATCTTTGAACCCACTTGGCAATGACATTATTCTAACTTTGCCAGGTTTAATAATGTTTGCTACGTCTCTAGAAGCTTTTCTACCATGCTGATCATTATCAAAACAAAGAACTATATTATCAAAAGATTCTATAAATTCTATACTGTCTCGTATATCTCTAACAGCACCTTGCGCACCACGCTTTATAGAAACACAAGCCCATTTATTGTCCATCATTTCATGTGTTGCCATAGCATCACATTCACCTTCAGTTATAGTAAGATATTTACCACCTGAATTTCTAAATAATTGTTCTCCAAATAGTCCTGTATTTTCATAGCTGCCATCAACTTTAAAACCTTTATCTTTAGTAAATCTAGTTTTAGTTGTAACAATTTCGTTACCATTAAAATAAGGATAAATGTGCTGTGCGATTTTACCACTTGCATCATAGACTATACGAACACCATATTTTTTAGCAGTCTTTTCACTTATATTTCTATCGGTTAAGTCTGCAAAAACTCCTGTATAAGAATTTAAAAATGTCGTAGTTCTTGTTTCTCTTTTAGTTTCTAATTCCACAATGTTTCCTTCGCAGGCTTCTGTGTAATTAGGAAAAAATTCTCCACAACTAAAACATTTAGCTGAATCATTTTCATTTCTGCCAACAGGATCACTACCTCCACATTTCGGGCAAGGTAGATTATATTCTGCCCAAGTGCTTTGCTTTTCCATTTTATCTCCAAAATAAAAAGCCAGACCTACACAACATTATAGTCAGCGTAGGTCTAGCTAATTGCACTACTATTCAGTAGCTTCTTCTTTGCTTTCTAAAGCTTCGGACTTTTCAGTGCTTACTTCGTCACTTATATCTCCTTGATAATCAGCAACCAGTCTGCTTTCAAAAAAGGCAATCGAAGCATGTAGTTCTTCTAGATCTACTATTGCGATAGCCTTTTTACTGTTGAGTCTTTGAAGTCTAGCTAAATATATTTGTCCTTCAGGCGACAAGTCTTCAGCATAAACTTGAACTTCATCAATAGTAACAAAGGGTTTGTTTTCTTCTAGTGGAGTGTCCATTAAAATTCTTCTCCTCCTTCCAAATCCAACAGCTCTGCACCGTCTTCTGAACGGTATTCAACAAGATCAAGAACCTGAACAGCTTGTAAGTCTAAACCTACAAAATCTCCAAATTTATTTGATCCTTCATACTCGGTATATTGAACTCTAATTTTAGAACCATTGCCAACTGCATAGTTGACATCTTGTTTATCAGAATTAAATAACCTTGGAGCAGGTCGCACCATACCATTAGGTCCGTTGACCTTTCGTTTGATAATAAGAGCAGGACCTTCATCCATTTGTTTGACTTTGTGTCCTCGAGATGCAAAGTCGTTTGCTGTATCGTCATCAACAACTAAGTTAACTGTATATACAGGCTCAAATCTGGTATTTGGCTGTTTAATACTAGCCCAATACACAGTTCCTTCTAATACTGCCATAGTAACCTCCATAGCATTTTTTCGTTTATATTATCACAATCACACTCAATAATTATAAAGAGGGGAAGTGAACCAATGAACCCCAACATCTTAGTATGATACTAAATTAAGTGTCATATTCAGGGTGGAGATAATAAAGGGCATTATTATACAACACTTACTGGCTCTTTTTTTCTTTATATTTAAAGGCATAATCAACCAATAAGGGAGTATAACATATCCCATATTATTTGTCAATAGGAAGGTAAACATTTATTTTGTTCACATGCTTCCCATAGTTCTTCTACTAATTCCATCAATAGAAAAGTGACATCAGCCTCAGATAAGTTTCTATCTAGATCTAAGTCTCCTTCTAAAGATAAATTATAAATTTGTTTAACAAACCAATCCTCAGTTTGTTTGCTATTAAATTGTTTCCAATTTATTAATTCTCTAGCGATCGTATCTTGGATAAATTGTAAAATTTCTTCCATTGTATCTCCTTGTTTTTTGCTTTTCTCCAAAGAATAAAAAATATTAGTGTAATAAGCGGATGAATAAGAACAAAGATCAATAGGTTTGCTAATTCATATCCTATGCCTGTTACTTCTCCAATTAAATAAATAATACCGCAACAAATATTAAATAATAAAGTGACTATTCCCTCAAAAGATAATTCAATATCAGGAATTGGTATTTTAGTTGCTATGTTTATAATCAAATCAATCATAATTAATCCTTATTTTCTTTAAATAAATTTTGTATTATATTTTCATCTCCTATTTCTTTTCTCATCTCTCTTAATTCTGAGACTGAATATGAGTTTCCGAAACGCCAAATATAATTATCTTTTATACGAGTAACAGACTTAATAGCCTCAATAAATTCAAAAGAAACCATGTTATCTATTACTTGCATAAGGTTATAAGCAAAAGCCTTAATTTCTAAGACTTCTCCTTCGTAATCTTTTACTGTTACTAAATATTCGTTCATAAAATTAATGTCCTAAGTGTCGAAGACTATAGAGTCTATCATAAAATTCAACAAATTGCAAATTTATTTTTTTAATCTTCAGCAGAAATGTAATACACTTCTCCTAAAATATT